TCTTTTTTAGCACTTGCTTCCATGCTTTTAGGGCATCAGCTTTGGCTACCTTTTTAGGGTAGAGATTCCAGAATGTATCAAAAGAATCAAGGTCGCTTTTAAGTGATGGTTCTTTGATGGTTAATATAATGTTTTGCGTGCCAACAGGTGTCACCCCTGATTTACCTGAGCTGTCACCCCTGCTTACCCAGTCTGTCACCCCTGATGCTGAATCTGTCACCCCTGAGCCAATCGTTATCCAGTAAAGGTTGGTCTTGTATTGGGTCTTTGTAGGTGCGTTTTGCAGCTCAACTTTTAGCTCACCAAGCTCGACAAGTTCTTGGATGTCACGCTTGACCGACCTCTCTGAGGCGTTGGCGTATCTTGCCAGAGTAGAGATAGAAGGCCAAGCACCATGATCTCCCAGGTGATTAGCAATGCCCAACAACACAAGCTTGGCTCTGCCGGTAGCTCTGGAATTGTTTAGGACTAGGGATACTGCTTCAATGCTCATCTTGCTGCTGCTCTCTCAGCCATTAGCATCATGACAGTTGGGCTAACGACTTTGTTATCGTACCCCTCTTTAACCAGCATCACCCACTCGCCGTTGTCGAGTCCCATAGCCTGGTAATCCATCTCAGCCATGAAGATGTTTCCGCCGTACATTGACAGCACCTCGGCGAGGTCTTTATCTTGCCAGTTAAACATAAAATGTGCCTTTCTCTAATGAGTCGGCACACTATAATTGAGTGATGCCAACACCTGATCTGTTGGTATCGGCCCTTCTGAGTTATCTCAGGGGGGCCTTTTTATTTAGTTATGGTTTTACCTTAGCACCCTAAAAGTATTCGATGTCGTTATTAGGCACCGGTGTCCTGTTGAAGTCGTTGTCTAAGAGCCACCAGCCGTCACCCATGTAAACAGGGGTAAACTCTGGCACCTGGTGTCGCTCTAGTTTCCAGCCAAACTTCCTGCCTAAGTCGGCAAACCTAGCGTTGGACTCAAGCATAAAGTTGGCAGCACTGCAAAGCACAATGATGTTGCTAGGTCTATCTAAGGCTCTACTGCCACCCATGCCTCTATTGGCTCGATGCTGAGGGATAAGCGTGTCATCGGTGGTCCCACAATGACTGCAACACTTGTCGCGATCTATAAACTTTTGGAAGCTTTTTTTATTCATCATCTTCCCAAGGGTCGTATTTTTTAGCAGGTATATCTAGTCCGGTGCCTCTGTAATCAGCACTAAAGCCGATGATGCTTGTGGTTTCGATGTCACGCGACTCTGGTGCAGCTTCCTGGCAAGTGTGTTTCCTTCGCCACTCTCGGACAAGCTTGAGTGGCTCAGGCTCATCGGTCCTGAACTTGGCCCCACATGAGCAGGTTTCGGCAATCACCCAAGTAGGCTACCAGCTAGGCGTGTTTCCACTGTATTTCGACATTTTTGCTGATTACAGCCATCATTGTGGCTTGGTCTGACAGGGTTTTTAGCTTGGTTCGGACCCTGTTGTATTCGGCTTTAGCTAGATCAGCCTTTAGCTTTTCCTCTACTGCTTGCAACTTAGCCACAGCTTGCCGATCTGCCACAGTGCCAGCGTTGTTGATAAAGGCTAAGGACACTGCCTTGTCGTAGGCTGCCTCAGCATCTGCCATCTTGCACTCGGCATCGTAGAGTGCGTTAGCCCCCTTGTCCATCTCCTGGGTTATGCGTTGTAGCTCCTGGACTATGTGGCCTGGTGTAATAATTTCCATCTCTTAGCCTTCTAGCTTTCTCTCTTTGTAATTGCCATAGCTGTGATACAAGGTCAAGTTCACCTCGGTCAAACTGTTGATGCAAACACTCCTGCACTTCGAGTATGGAACTAAGCAGAATCCTTTGAGCCTGATAGTCCATTGGCGATGTCCTTGATCTTGTCTAGCGTTGCTGAATCAGCCCCACCAGTCTTGGCCTCGCTGTATAGCAAGCGTAAACCATCAAGGTCATTGCCTAATTCTGTCGCCATTGCAAGCCAGTCTTTAGAAGTTGCAGATGGTTTCTTATCTCTTGCAACCTTAGCCATCTCCTCGCGTGTGGCTCGCTTGTTGCCTGAGTAGCCAGCGTTGGCTAGTGCTCTACCGATTGCACTTGTTTCAGCGTTCTCTAGTGCAGATGTTTTGTTTGCCATACCTTGACCATCAACCTCAAAAGCTAAACCTGTTGCCTTTGGCTTGTCGGTTTCGTTGTTTAGGTACACACTTGCCATAACTACCCAGGTGCTCACCTGTCGGTCTTGCAGCGTTGTCTGGTTCTCGGTAATAATTCTGCCGTCAGGGTTGTCCTTGTAGAAACGCTTAATGCGTTGCTCAACTGTTTCGTAATCGTTGAGGTTGAACTGTGCCATTTATTTTCCCTTCTCGTGGTGCAAGTAAGGTGCTCCGCCGGCTCTCGATCTCAGACTGAGCAGGTGCTCGCCGTAGATGATGCCTCGCTTCTTACCTTCCATTGCTTTGATAACTCTAGCTTTGAGGTCTGTCAAAAGCTTGTTAGCCTTCTCTGCATCATTTACAGCATTAAAGTAGTGAACCCCAAGCTCATCCAAGTCAGCCTCGCCATCCTCGATGTTAGGGCTGAGTGCTCTTATAGTTTCTAGCGTTGAGTTAGACCCATCCCAGTCAGGCATCTTTAGATCTAGGCAAGCTTGCCGGAATCTAAGAGCAGCATCCCAAAGTGTGTTGGCCTCAAACTCATCCCACTCAATGTCAAACTCCATGTAGCTAGACCCTGCAAGTGCTACAAGCTTTGCTCGCCTAATTCCAAAGACCTTCATGTACCAAAGCACTTGTGCTCGATAAGACTGTGGCACTTGTGTCCAGTAGTCGCGAGAGAACTTGACCTCAATGATGCCCCAGTTGCCATCGGCATCTTTGTAAAGTCCGTCAAGGTTTGCTCTTGCCCAGTCGTACATCTTGTTTGCCCATGTGCCTGTTTCGTAGATCTCCAACTCAGGGTGCTCATCGGCAAACAGTTCCAAGATAGGTGCCTCAAGTTTTGTGCCAAGCTTCATGCTCATGTTGGGTTCGACTTCATCAGGAATCTGACCTGTCTTTTTAGCCCACTTTGTTATTGCTGACTCCCAAGTGCTGAGTCCGGCGATAGCAGCGATGTCTGAACCGCCGACTGCACCTGATTCATTGCGTAGTGAGTGCCACTCCGGTGATCCGTTGGCAAAGTCACCTAGAAGGACTGCATCCTGCAACTCGTTTATCTCGGTTGGTAGCTTAGAAACTGGCAAGGTTTCCCTCTCTTTCCTTGTCGGCAAGCCCACGCTAACTCTCTCGGCGTGGGTTTGCAATTTACTGTGTTTTTACTCTAGTGTCGGCCTATGACATTTAGACATCTAGAACGCAAATACATCGAGCTGCAAGAAGCTGTAAGGAATGTGCCTGGTGGGGTTGGGTGTGCCAATGACCCGACTTTATTCTTTCCCGAGGACTTGGTGGGTAGCTACCATGATCGCAAAGATGTAATCACTCAGGCTAAAGCTATCTGTGCCGAGTGTCCGGTCAGACTAAGGTGCTTTGACTATGCCCTATCAGCCCACATGGTAGGCATCTGGGGTGGGACTACTGCTGAAGAACGACAGAAGCTAAGGGGTTAGCCCTTTTTGTCAGTCTTATCGGCAATCTTGCCAAAAGACTTGTTGATCTCATCAGCGTCAATCTCGCCATCGGCAAGGTATGAGCGAGATAGTTCCTGAGCAACATCTATAACACCAGCGAAAGCTGCCATTGCTACTGCCTGAGCTACCTCAAGGCCGATAACTGCTCCACCGACAAAGATGCCTGTGACCTTCAAGATGATTACAGCTAGGGTTCTGCGTGCGATGTCTAACCACATAGGTCAGTCCTTTCGTAGAGGGTAAGTTGCTGCCCAAAGGGCGATAGTAATAAGGATGGCCCAACCAGCAAAGTCTTTAGCTGTGCCTTCGAGTACGACCCAAGCGATAGCTAGACCAACAATGGTCCAAGCTTGTTCTAGTTGGTCTTTGATAAACCTCAAGGTTTCCTACCTGCTAATGCGACCTGGGTGACAATCACAGAGGCAACAATTACTTGCTGTGCCTGTTCTCGTACTTCTGGACTTAGATCCGACCCGATTGAGCGTAGGTTATCTACAAGTTTACCGACTGCCTCTAACGCTAGTTCAATGCTTATTGTTTCCTCTGGCAATTCAGGCTCAGGTGTAGGTTCACTCGGAATTGTCGGCTCTGTGGGGCTCGTAGGGGGCTCAGTAGGCTCTGGGGTAGGTGTTATGACCTCTGGGGGCTTTGTCGGCTCTACAGGCTTTACAGGGCTTGTGGGGCTAGGTTCTGGTTCTGGCGTAGGTGTAGGGGTAGGCTCAGGTGTAGGTTCAGGGGTTGGCTCAGGATCTATGGGAGCCACCGGAGCCACTGGCTCAGGCTCTCTGACAACTTCCTCAGTGCGAGCCACATCCTCTGTGCGTTCAACTGTTTCGGTTCGTTCAACATCATCTGTCCTTACTGTCGTTTCAGTTTCCGGTAAAGGTTCAGGGCTAGGAGTGGGACTGATAGGACCAGGAGCAATGTAGCCAGGATGATAAAGCAAAGCAGGATCCAGCTCAGTGCCGTCACTAGATACAACGCCAACAAAAGTGGTGAACTGACCAGCATGGCCACCCTCGCAAAAGTGTTGGGCAATATTGCCTTTATCCAAGAAGTAGTTGTTCTCATTGTTCCATCCAACCTGAAATGTCTGTTGATTACCAATCGAGTCCTGGCAGGTTATTGCAGCCCAAGCTTGTGCAGCGTATGCAGGGCTTGGTTGCCAGACCATAAAGAATAAAAAAAAGCCCACAAACATAAGTCGTAGGCTTTTCTTTTTAGCTAAGTTATTTAGCACTCTTGGGCTTTACCTCTTGTGGCTTTGGAGCCTTTGGCTTAGGAGCTGGCTCGTGAATAGGGGCAGGTGCAACCTCACCTGTGTCTGGTGTTGCCAGGTTGACCTCGGCGTTTAGTTCCCACTTGGCGATAGTTGCCTTGACAAACTTGAGTGGATCTACAAAGCCTTTGCCGTCAGATGTCCAGCGGTGCACTCGACCCTTGCAGATCTCGAAGTGTAAGTGTCTGCCAGCCGATGCACCGGTGTTGCCCATGATGCCTAGTCGAGTACCGGCCTTGACCTTCTCGCCTTTGACAACAGTTAGGGAACCCTCAACCATGTGAGCGTAGCGTGTGACATAAGCCTCACCGTCAATGATGACTCTTAGGTCAACATAGTAGCCAACCCCACCGAGTGAGCCATCTGGGTTCTTTAACTTTGATGTGCCAGCCGCGATGACCTTGCCGTCATGCCAGGCTTCGTTGTAAATCTTTGCCTTTGGTCCCCAGAGATCTACACCATTGTGATGTTTCTTATAGTTCTCGATTGGGTGAATACGCCAGCCAAAAGGTGAGGTGACTTTCCAGTCTTTACCAAACTTGCCGTCTAGGGGCATCTGAGGTTTTGATGTCATTACTTTCCTGTCATGTTGATTACGAGTCCAAGGATTGCTACAACTGAACCGGTCAGCCCTGCGTAGGCAATACGCTCGATCCAAGCAAGCCGAGCTAGTGTCAGCTCAACCTCTCTGAGTCGGTCTGGTACTTGATCCAGGTGATTCAGCTTTTCCAAGATTGCAACAAGGGTTTCACCATGCTCAAGTTGCTTGGCGTAGATCGCTTGCTGGGTAATGCGTACCCCAGTTGTTTCCTCAGCCATTATGCGGTGATAGCTGCGATTTCAGAGTCAGTCAGACCCAGAGCTTTTAGCTTGGCATTGGCAGAGGCTTTAGCTGTTTCTTTTGCTTCCTCGGCAGCCTTGCGTTCTGCTTCCTGAGCTTCGTAAGCTAGGCGGTCAGTTTCTCGCTGTGCTAGTTCCTCGGCTGTTAGAGGTACTTCTGTTGCTTCGCCTGTTGAGCAGTCCACTACTAGCTTGGTTAGGATTTCTGTCATTTTCTTTTCTTTCTTGTTATG